TTGGCCCGTCGATGTAGACTTTGTGAAAGCCTGTGCGCTCGACGATGACGTCTTGGATTGCAGTCTTGCCAACGCCTGGCTCGCCAGTAAGGTGAACTGAGTTGTTACCAGAGTTGAGTATGATGTCAACCGCTTCTGCGAAGTTGACGCGACGAGAGAATTTGATTTCTGACATTTTATTTTCCAATTAAAGATTGAGATAGAAAAGAATAATCGACACCGTGTCGAAGATTCCGATACTACGAACGCGTTGCCTTTTGGTTCGTGTCCATGAGCGTCTGCGGTGCAGAACTTACAGTCACTAGCATATAAGGCCCTTTGTTGTAGGGTTGAACAACGCACCAAGAGGCACGTTCAAGAACTGCGGCTTCTTCACCGCAGAATAAGCACAGCTTTGATATTTTGTACCAACGCTGTGCGGGGACATCATCTCCGCATCGTGTGCAGGGATGAAATGGGGTAAGTGACGAGGACGCGCTGCTGCCTTCATCGTCATCTGATTCTTTAGAATTGCGTGATAATAGGAACTTGAAATTTTTACTCATACCTGAGTCCTGTGTTGTGATCAAGCACGCCAAGGTCAGGCGTCTGCCTTTGGGATGCAATGCCCAAGATAGAACCGAGAAGCTCGAAGTCGGTAATGAGCCCGTCTTGGTACAACTCAATGATGGGCACAAGTTGTTGCACGAGCCCGTTGTTGAAGTCGTCATGTTTGATATCCATATGATTCCTTGGTTGAGGGGAATAATCGACATGGTGTCGACTATTCCGATTGTTGTTGTGTTGCGCATGAATAACCCTGTAGTTTTTACTCTACATAGTAGAGTATACCACAAAAACTAGACTTTGTCAAGTCCTTGGTCGGGTTTTAAGCACCTGCGCCGTTTTTAGGGGTGGAATAGCTGTCATCCCAGTCTTCAATCATTTTTCGTTTTTTCTTCATCATCACGGCGTCGAATATCTGATCTATGTCCATCTCGGCTAGCTTTTTGTCCTCTTCGCTTAGCTCGCGCTGAACGGGCTTCTCGATATTGCGCTTTATAGCTATCTTTATTTTGGGGCGAGGCGCAGTTGCGCTCCTACTAATCATGTTGCCATGTGTCCCTGCCCGCATCGCGGCTTCGCCCAACGCTTTAACATATACTGGGTTTTTAAACACTAGTGATCTAAGCACATCATCGTCAGGATAAACGCTTCGGTCAATTGTGTCTTTGATTGGGGTATCAAAAGGCAAACCCAAGGATTCGATTTGTTTGCGTTTGCGTAACACCTTATAGGATTCTGCGTGATGGTAGGGGTTAACACAGAATGGTGTGGAGCAACGGGACACCAGACGTCGGCATGCGGGCGGGTGTCGGAGTATGCAGAAAAGAATACGGGTAACGGAGTTTGTACCCATCAACTTCGCCATCGGGGCGGTAGGGCTGATCTGCGGGATCGGCAAGTTGGCTTCGGGCCATGTCCAACAACAAGTGTCGGCATGAATGGTGCAGTTGTCGAGCAAGGTATCGGCATTGGTGTACTTCGCGGTTCTCATTAGGGTTTCTCCTAGTTGGTGGGTAAAATGACTGTTGCGCGTGGCCAACACCACCCTTTTTGGGGGTAGTTTTGGGGGTGTTCAACAACGTTATGGCTTAGATATGTTATCTTTGTATATTACGTTTGTCAACAGGTTTACCCCGAAATACATAGATTTTTGTTATTTTTAGATAATAAATAATAAATACCATTGACCACTTTTCGGAATTATGAAAGGGTTAAGAAAAACATTTTTCGTCAAAACACCTGATTCTCAACTTTTTCTGTGTTTGGGTGGAGACAAATTTGGGGCTTCATAATTCCTAAAAAAAGGCTATGATATTTGATATTTTTTACTCTATTATTATTATTTTTATTAAAATATATATATATAACAAGGACTTAGAGAATTTGAGCCTCTGCATATGATCTAGTAAAAGAATAACATTAAATGAGCATAACGTTGCTGGGGAGATTCAAAACTCCGTTATATACGTTTTGAGCGATACGTTATGTATTATTGGTACGATATATGCTAGGCCGTTCAGACGGGGTTTTCCCCTCTGTGCATACCCCCCTGCATTGTCAGCGAGGCCCGCGCTGAGCTAGTCCGTTCATGCGTAATCCATTTTGTAGGATAGGTTGATGCTTAACTACGGTTGCACTAGCCGAGCACTCTTCGCGAGCACGGCTGGGAAAAAACGACAACGTGTCGATTGTTCCGCATCGCGGGCTAGGCCGTTGCTTCGGGAACTGGTAACATAGAATCAGGGAATGCGCGGAAACTCCACGCTAAGCATCGCCCGCTGGGCAACGAGCTATCACGTTACTTCACGGGAACTGGTGTCGCGCGCGACACGCGAGGGCGCGGAACGGCCAAGCAAAAAGCGGGCCAAAAAAAAATGCCCGCCCCGAACCGAAGTCCGAGGCGGGCGCGAGTTTACTCAGCACAAACTAGCTTGCGCTTTTTATCGTAGCGTATCCACACATGAAGGCCGAGCTTTTCAGCATCGCGCTTACTAATGTATTGGCCAGACATACCAACAATGAAATCCTTGCCCGCGTGCCAGTCCGCGAGGGCAAGGGCTTTGCTTTTGTAGTCACGCCCATAAGCGGGCATGACATGAAGATCACCCTTGAAAATACTCATTTCATTAAGTCCTCCAAAATAATGAGCAACGCCCAAAGAAACAAAACAAACCCGCACGCCAATATCAAAAGACCCATCAAAGAATTAAAATCAAACATAATAAATCCCAAATAAAGAAAAGGGAAACATCGACAAGTGTCGACATTTCCCAAAGGTTAATTAATAAACAGACGCGATAGCGTGCAACTGAAACAAGATATCATCAGCATCAGGCGTGCCCGCCTTTACTAACTCACGAATACGCTTGATGATAGCTTCGGCTTGCTCTTTACGGCGGGCCTTCTCAGCTTCAAACACATCAGAGTTACGGCGCTCAATTTCCTGAGCGAAAACTTGCGCTTGCTTTAACGCTTGCACAGTGCCCTGAGCGAGTAGCTCGGCTTTCTTTTCTTCAATTTTCTCATCGTCGAACTTTGCAAGCTCAGCGATTTTCTTGGCCTTAGCTTCAGCTTTACGCAACGCGTCAGCGCTTTGTGACTTAGGTCTAACAAAATTAAAGGTTGTTATACAACGATTGACCGAGCGCTCCCATTGTTTTTGAGCGCCATCGTCGCTCACGCCTTTATCGATCACGCCCGCTTTGTAGTAATCACGAGCAAGCATGAACTCATTGTAGGGCAAGCCCTTAATGATATCGTGCAGGTTAGCGTCGAGCACATCGAGTGCTTGCTTACCGCGTGCCATATCGCGCTCGGCTTTTAACGACTCTTCACCAATCGCAAAAAGCGTATCTTGTAACTCAACAGCAGGTCTACCCGCAATAGTAGGAACGGAAACAACGACCGCAGTGGCCGACGCGACAGGGTTTAAGTTTTTAGCCATGATTTAATCTCCAAGTAAAGGATCGGGCAAAACGCCCATGGAACAATCGACATTGTGTCGATAATTCCAACAGGGAAGTAATCAATTTCCCCATGAGTTAAGTATGACAGAACCGCAGAAAGAAGGGGAAAATTCCACACAGGGCAACAAAGCACCAGAAAAAAAATTTCGCTTTCCTCCGACTAAACCTCGAAAATAAAAACGATCTTCTCCGACTAGACCTCGAAAATAAAAACGATCTTCTCCGACTAGACCTTTGGCGATAGAGAAAAAAATTCGGGGACACGGCGACCCCCACTACCTGGGCACCCCCCAAACTGCGGGAAAGGTACACCCCGCACACATACACAGTATTCCGCACAATTGATCAGCAAATTTTAAAAAACACCCCCCGTCACTAAAAAGGTACTACCAAAAACACCCCCCTTGCATTTTTTGGTTCCATGCTGCTACAATGCAAACATCTTTTTTGGAGTGCCCACTTTCCTCCATGGCTATACCTCTTCACCCCGAACATACGGTTCCATATCCAACTTCTGCAGCGCCAGAGGTTGCTTCTACTCTTCGTGAAAATATGCAGATCGCTGCCAACACGGCGGCGCTGCTACGCGGGCTCAGCGAATTGGAGGGCGGTGAACTAGAAGGCACCACAATAGAAACAGATCCCACTGCCCAGCAAGAAGCGGACAAAGTATTTGAGGACTTCGCAACGCTGGCTAAGCAACAATACGAAGATGCGATGGCCGAGAAGCCAAAGAAACGAAAAGAACCAAAACCATCTGCTAATCCCCGAGAGCTAGAGAAACGTTCTGTCGCCGAACGAATTGGTTCCATGCTGCAGGAGTACAACAGCCAGATAGTCGCTGATGCCGCCGAGCTACGCCAAGTGACTATTAATAAACTGCTTGATCTAACAATGTGCGGTGACCCACGGATTGAGATCAAGGCAACTGAGCTATTGGGTAAAGTATCCGACGTTGGCTTATTCACCGAGAAGACTGAGATTACTGTGACGTATAACTCGGTCAATGATATAGACAACGCCATCAAGGATAAGATCAGAAAGATGATGAGACTGCATGCCCAAGAGGTCACCACCATTGATCTAGATGTTAAAGAGGAATTAGAGGAAACCCTAGTTATTGAAAATAAACCTTCAGAGGAAAATTCCGATGAGGGATGATCAATTGGTAGAAACCCTTGATCCTGAATTTAAGCTGCTCTTAGCGCAGCTAGACAAACTGCCCCAATCTAAGAAAGAACAAATCCTCCGCGATCTAGAGCATCGTGAGAAGATGATGGAGAAAGAGCTTGCGCAAAATACGTTTATGGGTTTTGTGCATCAAGTCTGGCCAGAGTTTATATCTGGGCGACACCACAAAATCATGGCGAAGGCTTTTGAAAGGGTCGCGAATGGAGAAACTAAAAGGCTTATTATTAATATGCCTCCGCGACATACTAAGTCAGAATTCGCTTCTTACTTGCTCCCTGCTTGGTTTCTGGGTAGATTCCCCCATAAAAAAGTTATCCAATCCTCCAATACTGGAGAGCTGGCAGTTGGATTCGGTAGGAAAGTTAGGAACCTAGTTGACTCAGAAGTCTACAAAGGAATATTTCCCAATTTGCAATTACAGCAAGATTCCAAAGCAGCGGGCCGCTGGAACACTTCCAAGGGTGGTGATTATTTTGCTATTGGTGTTGGCGGTACAGTTACAGGTAAGGGTGCAAACCTTTTGATCATTGACGATCCGCACTCTGAACAAGAAGCCGCGCTGGCTGCGAGTAACCCAGATGTCTTTGATAAAGTGTACGAGTGGTATACGTCTGGCCCGCGTCAACGTCTACAACCAGGCGGAGCTATTGTGATTGTGATGACGCGCTGGGCGATGCGGGATTTGACAGGGCAAGTGCTCAAAGCTGCCGCTGCCCGTGGCGGAGAACAATGGGAGGTGATTGAGTTTCCTGCCATTATGCCTTCGGGTAAACCCGTATGGCCAGAGTTTTGGTCACTGCCTGAATTGGAAGCTCTGAGAGATGAGTTGCCAAATAGTAAGTGGCAAGCACAGTATCAGCAAAACCCAGTGGGTAATGAGAGTGCGATTGTTAAACGGGATTGGTGGCAGTGGTGGGAAGATGAAGTGCCGCCTCCTTGCGATTACATTTTGCAGACATGGGATACTGCATTTGAAAAGAACCAGCGTGCTGACTATTCAGCGGGCACGACGTGGGGGATATTCTATAAAGATGAAGACAGAAGTAAGCCACATATCATATTACTTAATACTTATAAGAAGCGTGTTGAGTGGGTAGAGTTAAAGAAAGATGTGCTGGCGGAGTACAACGAGTGGGAACCTGATGGGCTACTCGTGGAAAAGAAAGCCACAGGTGCTCCGTTGATCTATGAGTTGCGCGCCATGGGTATTCCCGTGCAGGAATATACGCCCAGTAGGGGCCAAGACAAAATTGCCCGCTTGAACTCAGTGTCGGATATCATTGCGTCTGGCAAAGTTTATCTACCACGAACACGCTGGGCTGAAGAATTGGTTGACGAAATAGCTGCTTTCCCATCTGGGGAACACGATGACTTGGTTGATGCAACGACTTTAGCGCTGATGCGGTTCCGACAAGGTGGGTTTTTGAGGCTGCCGATTGATGAGCCTGAAGAACAAAAGTACTTTAAACGCCGCAACGCGGTTTTTTATTAGGATAAATCATGGCAACTAACGTAGATAAAGCGCTTTATTCCCAGGGAATGCCCAGTTTAATGGGTCAAAACCCTGGCGATGACTCCGATTTGGAGATAGAAATAGAAAATCCTGACGCTGTACACATGGCAGATGGGTCGGTTGAGATCACTTTAGTGCCCGAAAAAGGGCCAAAAAGGAGCAAAAATCTTGCCGAAGACATGTCTGAAAGCGAATTACAGAGCATGGCGGGCGAGATTGTTGGGCTTATTGAAGCCGATATTTCGTCCAGAAAAGACTGGGTTGAGACCTATGTTAAGGGTCTAGAAGTGCTTGGGATGAAGTATGAAGAGCGCACTGAGCCTTGGAATGGAGCTTGTGGAGTTTACAGTACTGTCTTAACAGAAGCTGCGATTAGGTTCCAGGCTGAATCTATCATGGAAACGTTTCCTCCAGCGGGCCCAGTCAAGACTGAGATCATTGGCGCTATTGATAAGGTGAAACAAGAAGCTGCTAGGCGTGTTCAAGAGGACATGAACTATGAGCTGACTGAGGTGATGCCCGAGTATAGGATGGAGCACGAGAAGATGCTCTTCAATTTGGGGCTTGCAGGATCGGCGTTCAAGAAAATTTATTTTGATCCAGGGCTTGGTCGGCAGGTGTCGATGTTTGTACCTGCAGAAGATGTAATCATTCCTCATGGTACAAGTGGTGTGAGGAACGCAGAGCGTGTCACTCACATGATGCGTAAGACTAAAAATGAGATTAAGAAGTTACAGGCC